TATGGATGGAAGAGAGATGAAGTACAGGGTGCAGTTAGCCCTGGATGAAGAAACTGATGGAGGCTTTCTTGATGAGAAAACCGTATATGATTATATAAATGAAGGCGCATTAGAGGTAGCAAGGAAGACTAATGCGTTAACATCTACTCAATCAATAACAACGGTTGCAGACCAGACTGGTTATACACTTAATGCAGACTTCCTCTCTTTGTATTTAAGGGATAGAGGTGGTGATTTCTTTATTAAGTATAATGACGGAACAAGTAATCATTTCATAAAGTGGCTGCCATACGAAGATATCATTCTTTATGATAATACTGATTCTATTCTTATTCCAAGCAAGTTTAGTATTACAGATGATCCTAACCTTGATTCTATGGTTTCAGGGACCGAGACATCTGGCGGTACAAAGAGTTCTAGTAGTGGAGAGGCAACTCTCACAGATAGTGCAGCTGATTTTAGTGACGTAAGCCCTGGTGATATTGTTCATAATACTACAGACAGTTCTTCTGGTGTGGTAGTGAGTAAAACATCATCTACCGTACTGGTTACTGCACTCTTCCCAGATGATCCTAGTGCTACTACAGACAGTGATTGGGATGCAAGCGATGCTTACGTCATACAGCCACAGGGAAGGTTTAGGGTAGTCCTAGACCCTCCCCCAAGTACGGCAGGGCACACAATAACTTTTTATTACGTGCAAAAGCCATCTCCTGTATATTCTAACTTTGGTACGTTTAGATATCCTCAATACCTTGATCTGGCTACGGTTAAATACGCCGCGTGGTTGTTTAAATACAAAGACAGGGAACCTAACTTCGCTGATAGGTTATATCAGATGGCTGAGATGGAGATGAGAAGGGGTAAGCATGGTGTTGATAGAGCGCTTGTTAGAAGCAAAGTTAGAGTTAACATGTTGGCTAGGAATTAATAATGGTAAAAATGACATCAAAAGGAACAACGAAAAATACAGACAAAGAACTGAAGCCATTTGAAATAGGACTAACAGGGAGATTGCTTTCATCTGTAAATTCAGCACGCATTATAACTGGCACAAAAAGTGGCAAGGCAGGACAGGCTGACGCTGTTATAGATAACTATAAGAGCTTAAAAAATATTCGTTATACAGATAATGGTATTCGCGGTATAAGGGGTATGACTAAAATAAACTCAACTGCCCTATCTTCCCACCCAAAAATAAAACACGTTCATCAGTTTGAAAAAACACAACCAGCAGAAAACCATATATTAGCACAGGCCTATAATAGCGGAGAAACAGAATCTAAGGTTTATAGGAATGACACTGCTATTCCCAATACTGGAGATTTTAATGGAACCGCACTGCATACAGACGCCTCTGGTGCGGGCAAAGGCAGGTTTTGTAACGGTTATATTGGAAGGCTTGTTTATTGTAATGGTAAAGAAACAATGGTATGGGGCGGCGACAAGGCAAGGGTGTCAAATTTTACTGTTTATGATCCTAATGGTACGTTCTTGTATGATTATACCGAACAAGTCCAAAATACATTGTCAGATTCAGCTAATGTGGCCACGTTAAAACAGGTATCTGGTATAGGTAGCGAGACTAAATTGCTATTACATTGTGACGGAACAGATGAATCCACAACAATAACAGACAGTTCTCCGACTACAGCCCATACAATGACGGCGGTTGGTAATGCAAAACTTGACACAACTATAAAGAAGTTTGGCACGGCAAGTCTTCAGCTGGACGGAACTGGTGATTGGGTTACAGCCCCAGATGATGCCGATTTTGTTTTATCTGGGGGCACTTGGACATGGGAGGGATGGGTCTATTTAAACAATCTAAGCGCGGATCATGGCCTTTATTCTCAAGCAAAAAGCGGGGCAACTTCAGACTACATACGTGCATATATAGATACGAATGGGGCTGTTAATCTTGAGGTAAAAGAGACAACGGCTGCAACAGGAACAGTTACACTTAATTCAGGAGCGGCTGGTTCTGTAGATGACATAACAGTTAATAGTGTATCTGTAATGTCTGGCGCTGAGGCTTTCGATACAGACCTTAGTACTACAGCTACGAATGTGGCAGCTAATATAACAGCAAACACATCAACTCCTAATTATACAGCAGCTGCAGTTGGTGCTGTTATAACAATTACAGCAGTTACAAAGGGCACAGCTACTAATGAATATGTGGTTTCAAGTACAACGACGACAATAGCATCTACTGATGTGGATATGAGCGGTGCTACGGATAACAATGTAGTAGACCTGTCTACGCCTGATAGCGTTGTATCTGCAACGACATGGACACATATACGTGTACTTGAAAACGGAAATGATTATTATATATTTGTTGGAGGTATTTCAAAGGCCCATGTAAGTACTGCGAGCAGAACAGAAACTGAAGCTGCTTATAATTCAACTGTATTTATAGGAGCAGTACATGATGGTACAAGCACAACTAAACCTTTTAATGGATATCTAGATGAAGTAAGGCTGACTGATACAGCCCTATCTACGACAGACTTTGATGTACCAGCTAGTGCATATAGTGCATCAACAGCTGATGTTAATATAAGGGTTGGTGGTATATTACCTGTATCTGGTTTTGACTTTACAATATCAAATGCTAATACGTCCACGGGAACATTAAGTGTTTATTATTGGAGTTCTACTAATGAGTGGACAGCGGTTACTAACCTTACTGATAATACTGCTTCTGGCGGTATTCCCTTAGCCCAAACAGGAACCATTACATTTGACTCAACAGAAGATGTTGCTAGGCAAAGAATTATAGATGGTGTTCTGGGATATTGGTTTAAAATAGAAATTACAGATGCTGATGTTGCAACTGCTATTTCTAATCTAACAGTAATCGAGCCGTTTCAAAAACTAAGAGACTTTTGGGATGGGTCATTTAGGATTGCAGGCTCAGTACAGCTATATGAAGACGGTGTATATAAAGATGCGACAACAAATCTCTTTACAAATAGTTATACATATGACGATGTAGGTGGCGGTGATGAGTCTACTTACATAGCCATGAATGGCCTTATATCTACAGAATATTTGTTATGCGGTTTTGTGGAAAGACAACAAGGGATACAGGTTAAATTAATACCCGACCATACTAATACCACGGCAAGTACGGTTATTACTGTTTCGTATTGGAATGGAGCTAGTTGGGTTTCAGTAGGAACGGTTAATGATGGTACGTCTTCTAGCTCTATATCATTTGCTAAATCAGGATTTATAACATGGAATCCTGTTGATGAAAATACAGAATTTAGGAAGGAAGTAAACAAGGAAGACCCTTTATATTATTATAAATTATCATGGAGCCAGAGCTTTAGCGGAGACGTTCTTCCTTATTATCTATCTGGCATACCTGTACAGAAAGCAATAGGAAATTATTCCTTCCCTTTATATGCACAAGGGCGAACCTTTTTATTTGGTGACCAGGCAGATAGAAAAAACAGATGTATTGTTTCTTCGTTTGGAACACTTAATAGTTTTGCTGGTGCTGATTCTGGAGATGGACTTGTCTTTGGAGATGACACTGAAATAGTTGCTGCTGCAGAAATATATGTCAACCTTAATATTGGTGCGACAAGTAATGTATTAGTTGCAAAAACTGGTTCTATGTATATATTATCTGGTGCAGGCCCTCAAGATTGGATGGCTACACAAGTAGACAATAACATTGGATGTTCTGCTCCGTACACATTTAAGGCAAGTCCAATTGGTTTAGAGTTTGCACCTTTACAATCACAGCAGGTTATTATATGGCAATCATCAAATGCTATAATGGTATATGACGCAACATCTATATATCCTATTTCCGATTCTATTAGTAATTATTTTGACCAGACAAAGTCGGAATCTATAAACCTTAGTAAGGTGGCAGATAGTTATAGTTTCTGGGATAATACAAACGGCAATTATGAATATCATTGGTTATTTGCGTCAGGCACTTCTACCTCACTTAACAAGGAACTGGTATTTGATTTAAGAAGGCAGAAGTGGTTTGAGATAGATAGGGGCAGTGGTAATAGATTGCAGTGTGGTCTTGATGTTGCTGATACGAATAGTGCTCATTATAGTTATGGAGCAAGTAGTTCTGGGTATTTACAAAGGCTTGAAAATGGAACTGCCTTTACTGGCGATGGGAGTTCTATAACATATGAATTTGAACTTGGAGATTTACCATTATCTGGCGGCTTGAATATTGAATGTGTATTAAGATATATCAGATTGATTATGGTGGCTAAGGGCACAACGTCTAGCACTGTTACGGTAACCCATTATGGAGATATGAACCAAACAGGAAAGACCGTTACTCTTTCTCCGTCCAAGTCTGGATATGACGTA